TTCTGAGACCGGCACGGTCAACCCGACTCATTTACGAGTTACTCATTTATTTTGAAACATCATAAAGAACGTGAACCGCTCTTTGTTTCTTTAAGGAATTTAGAGTAGAAAACATTTGAGATGAGGCCCGGTTGAACTCCGGGCGCTTTCCATCCGCTGTGATGGGCTCACTCCTGTACACCGTGAGTCCGCGCAGTGCTGACTTAACACTTAAGTAATGTATAGGCCGAGGATTACACCGCTCGGCTCCCACCTTTCACCACCGTGGGATTAACAGGTTCAATGCACAAATTCCTGTCCTTGGCTATGTCAAAGCAATACAGTGTGTACATGGCGTGCACGCTCAAAGCGGAGACTTAGGCCTCACAGATTGTGTTTTGTGTTATTGGATGCTGGATGGTCACGTTGGAGACTGCATGTGGCAGTCTTGAAACGTGTGGTTTGACGTCTATCCATTATGGCAGTGGGTGGAGTACTGCAAAGATGTCACCGTGCTTTACACGGTTTTTGAACCCCACACCGGCTGTTTGGCGCTTGCAGGACAGCAGGTTTATTTTCTTATGTTCTCCATTTCTAGCCAACAGGGTTCTATCCTGTTGGGCGGAGTGATACTCCCGTTCCTTCTTGGACAGATTGCCTCCACGTTCTTTGTGGATCTCAAGGTGATCAAGTCACTGGTGAATAGAGCGAAGGTTGAGGAGACCTGAGGAATTTCCATGTGGCTTTGCCAGGAGTTGTAGCGATGCTGTGTGTGTGTGCGGATTTCCCCTCATGGCAACATGAGCCTCACAGGCCAAAAGCCCTGTCCGAAAGGACCCACACAGTGGAGCAACCCCAGCTCCCTCCTACAAAGCTTTGTGAGAATGAACTCAAGTTTATTCTACTTTATTCTCTATTTACATCAGGCCCCAAAGATGTCCTGAAGGTACCTTGTGTATCTGGGCACGAGCACCATCAGCTACCCGGACTTGTATTTCGGTACAGACACATGTGGTGACCCAGCCCCTCTGCTTCGGCAGGGGGGCTTTCGCTCGCTCAGCACGAGATCTGATCAGGAGCCCCTCCCAGTGTGCTTTACACCTGGCGAGGGGTTAAAAATTGCCCAAGGCCTGGCAAAACAACCTAGGGGACTAGGTTTTCCTTTTATTAATAATATCTGTCATTATGGGTGCAAATAATAGCAAAGAATCTGTGTCCAGCAATGGCAACGAGGGAACAATTGTTAATAACTTTTATTCAAACCAGTATTATGCTTCTATTGATGCTTCTGCCCAAGGTGTTGGGACCTCTACTACTCCTGAAAACGGCAACGTATCTGGCTTTCTTGGACTTGCAGGTAGTGCTTTTAATGCTCTCTCTCTTCTCGCCTCACCACGAACCGAGACAGGAATGATGATGGAAGATCGTGTCCTTTCCCGTACTGCCGGTAATACATCTGTAAACTCTCAAGCTGCTGAAGGGGTTTTGCAGGCATATGGGACTGAGACAGACAGCAATTCGCCCACTTCGTGTGGCGACGATCCTAGCAAGGGTACACACGCAACAGACAGAGCCTTTGTAATACAATTGCTTCCATGGAAACAGACAACAAATTCATACTTTGCTCAATGGGTAAGACTCACACAGAAACTGTCAAACAATTTGCATGGAAATGTTATGGCCAAAAACATTAAATCACATGCTTTTGCCAAAATGGGCTTTGAAGTAATGTTACAGGCAAACACCTCGCCTTTCCATAATGGCATACTGGGTCTTTTCTTGGTACCGGAGTTTGTTAGAAAGGGTGAAATTACAGATGAGTGGATTGACCTCACACCTACCTCTTCTTTAGTTTCAAACACTGAGTTGTACAACCCCCAGACTTATGCAAATTTTCCATTTGATGCTAAACATAGTTTTGATTATTCTGATATTACACCAGAACAATTTATGATTTTCCCTCACCAACTTATAAATCCTAAAGACACAAATGTTGCCACAGTACGTGTGCCGTACATTAATATTGCTCCAACAAATGATACTACAGTACATACAGTATGGACAGCTGTTGTTATGGTTCTTGTACCTCTTAACTTTTCTTCTGGTGCTTCACCAACTGTATCTTTAACATTAACTATAACTCCAATAAACTCAGTTTTTAATGGATTACATCACACCGCACAGGGGCCTATCCCTGTGCGACCTTTCCATAATTTCCAGCAGTTTAGCACTACTGTCCCTCTGCGCACTGAACCATGTTACGGCATGACAGTGACTCCTCCAGTTGATTACATGCCCTTACCCATTACAGATTTAGTTGAGCTTGCTAAAGTGCCCAGTTTTGTTACTGTGGCAAACAGTGACACGACTAGCGAGCGTAGTTTCCCTTATTTCTCTGTTAGTAACACAGAACAAGGCAGAAATCTTTTCAAATCCAGTGTAGTTCTCAGCGACTTACACTACCAGCACACTCTTGTAGCAAATTTGGCCCGTTACTTTTGCAACTACAGAGGTAGTCTACAGTTTGATTTTATAGCTGCAACAACTGCAATGACAAGAGGCAAATTGCTCATTAGCTACACCCCACCAGGGGCTGGTGAGCCACAATCAATTGATCAGGCAATGATGGGAACTTATGCTATCTGGGATTTGGGATTACAATCAACCTTCAATTTTGTAGTCCCTTTTATATCTGCTTCTGACTTCAGATTTAACACCTCTTCTGTATCTAATGCTTTGAACTCTGATGGTTGGATCACAGTGTGGCTTATGAACCCTCTAACATATCCTCCCAGTACACCTCCTACCCAACAGATATTGATGTTGATGTCAGCTGGCAGTGACTTTTCTTACCGGTTGCCCATTTCGCCCGGTTTCGCCGAGGGGGAAACGAGCGAACATCCAATGGACAACGCTGAGTGCGGGAAAATTGATGACAAAGACGCAGGAATGTTTTCCGGACACTCTGTTGGGCTGCCTACTCCCCACACCTCGACTTCTTTCTTCTATGACAGGTACAGATTCGTAGGAATTGTAAAGAGTGTAGTGAATAATACTCCCAAACCAGTCAACATTTATGATGATACAGGAAAAGTTAAGAACCTACAACAGGTTTTTCCAACTTCAGACACACTACTGCCCCACTCTTTGATGTCCCTTTCTCCCTGTGCGTCAGTGTGTGGCCAGCCTATCTCTTCCTTCCTGTTTGCTCAACGAGCGAATCCCAAGAAAACTCTAAAGCTGCGCTCAGGTGATGAATTCTTGTATAGATGTTGCCCTTTTTCTTACATTAAATGTGACCTTGAGTTTACTGTGGTCCCCCCTGCGAATTCTACTAGAGATTATATTGTGCACTGGTACCCGCCAGGGGCCACCCTGGATGCTGGAGAAGTAGCCGTGGGTAATACATCAGGTAGCAATGGCTTTGATGATAATGGGATGAACGCTGGTTCTAGTCTGTTTTCTTACAATCCTACTTTCCACGCAAGAGCTCCGTCAAAAGTCTCAGCTGTTATACCTTTTTGCTTACCCGTTTCTCTATTACCTCTATATTTTGATGGCTTTCCCGATTACAGTACTACAAAAGGAATGTATGGATGCTCCCCTTCTTTTAGTTTTGGAACCATATACATTGAATCTGGACTCCAAGAAACTTATTCAGTTTACATTAGATACAAGGATTTTAAGGGTTATGCTCCCAGACCGCTCATTCGGACACCACACATTAGGCTATCAGAAAGAGCTAGATATATTATGGCAGACTCGGTGCTTCCACGCCCTCTCACACGCGCTGAACGTGATGTGGCGCGTGATTTGCTGCTCATTGCTGGGGATATTGAATCAAATCCAGGACCTGCATTTAATCCAGAATATACAGCTCATGGCCCAGTTACTGAATTGATTCAATTGGCAAGGAAACCAGAAACTGTAGATAATGTAAATAGGCTTCTCACAACCCTGAATACTCTTATGGCTAAATGGAACAATCTCAAGGATACTGTTACAGATGCTGTGTTTCTTAGAGACATGGTATGTCTTCTTGTGAAGCTTACTTCTCTTATGTACTTGGTTCATGGACAGGGACCAGGTGCTTACTTTGCTGCTGCCTCCATTCTTCTTGCTGATGGCATAACTTTCTTTGATTGGTACGAGAAAATCAAGATTTTCATGGCTAGAAAACTCAGAGTTTCCCCTCCCTTCTTCCCCGCTGCCCAGGGGCCGGACCTTAGAGACTTTGTGACCTTTTTCAACGCAGCGCGCGGAGCGCAATGGATGATTGATTCTCTCAAATCCCTTATAACTTGTATCAAACAATGGCTTGAACTTGAAGAGGAAAATGAAGCAGTACAACTTGAAAAGATGTTAATAGACTCTCCCAGACATTGCAAGGCAATAAATGACTACAACAGAGGTGACTCCTTTCAGAGACCGACCAACTCTTTTGAATTCATGGACAGACTTGTGGAATGTGCTACCAAGCTTGGGAAAGTCCAAATTGCAACTTATTTCAGAAATTTTACTACAGCTGATTCTGATACAAGCAGACCAGAGCCAGTTGTTGTTGTTTTGCGCGGGAAACCAGGCGTAGGCAAATCTGCTGCAGCTACTGTTATGGCAGCTGCAGTATCTAAATTGTTGGTAGGAAGTCAATCAGTGTACACCCTTTCCCCAGATACGGAACATATGGATGGATATCACGGACAGTTTGTGACTTTGATGGATGACCTTGGACAAAACCCAGACGGAGAAGACTTCAGATGTTTCTGTCAAATGGTTTCTTGTGCTCAGTACAGACCTGCTATGGCTGACCTTAAAGACAAAGGAATCCTGTTTACATCCAGACTGTTGATTGCTACTACTAATCTCCCAGATTTTAACCCTGTTACTATCTCTGATCCGCGAGCTTTAGATCGTCGGATCACTTTTGATATTCTTGTCACTCCAGGTTCTGCCGCCACCAAGAATGGGAAACTTGACTTGGCCGCTGCTCTCAAACCAGATGGACCGGGAGAACACCCTTACACTTCTGATTGCCCTATTCTCCACACCACTGGACTCCTCCTGAAGAACCTCAGAAACAACCAGACCATGAACTTGAAAGACCTAGTGGACATGATTGTTAAGAGAATTAAACACAAGAAAGAAGTTGGAAATATGCTTGACTCTCTTGTTGCTCAGGGACCTACTATGATTGTTGGCTATACCAAAGACGATGATGGTATCGCTATTGTGGACTGCTTGGAAGAATGGAACAAGATAAAGGACAAGAAGAAGAAACAGCTTGCTTTGGAAATGGTTGCTCAAGAACTTAAGGACAAACATGAAGAACATAAAGGCACAATCAAATTACTCAAAATGTTTGTTACTGGCCTTGGAGTGGTTGCCGCTGTTGCAGGCGCGTATGCCACAATGAAATACTTTACAAAGGACAAACCCAAGGAAGAAGAAGAAGAGCCAGAAGAAAAGAAAGAGAAGAAAACAGAAGAATCCAAAGAGGCTGCAGGACCATACAACGGACCTACAAAGAAAGAAATTAAAACATTGAAGTTAAAGGCCCAGAGTCCACTTATGGATATGGAAAAGAAAATTGCCCAGAATGTCATGCCCTTCCAGATTTTCTATAATGGAAAAAGATACACCCAGTCTTGTCTGGCAATTGGAAAAAGAGTTATTCTTGTGAACAAACATGCTTTTGAATCAGTTGAACACAAATTTGTTGTTGACCAAAAGGAATACACATTGGACCAGGTTACAGCTATTTCCCTTGACTGCGGATCAGGTGTCACGGATGTGTGTGCTGTATGTTTGCCCCCAGGCCCAGACTTCAAATCAATAAAGAAACATTTCCTACCCTTCAACACTACCATGTTTCCAGGAACCAGACTGACCATCCTCTCGAATGACCACTACCCTATGTCCAGAGAAGGCTCTTTCCTCAGATTTGAGGATGAGGTACCGACTAATGTAGGTAACATGCCCTTTGTAATGCTTTACAAATCAACCTCTTATTTTGGAATGTGTGGCTCAGTTGTATGTAGCAGATTTGTTGATGGTGGAGGAATAATTGGAATGCACTGCGCAGGTGGAGGCGGAGTCAGTGTTGGAACTCGTTTGACTGCTAGAATGATTGAATCAGTTTTTGATTACTTCTACCCCCCAGTAGCCCAGGGAATAATTGAAAACACAGAGACAGGACCCCGTGTACATGTGCCCAGAACTTCCAAACTCAAAAGAACAAACGCCACTTATCCGGCAACGGAAAAGTATGGCCCAGCTGCTCTTTCGCGGTATGATCCGCGATTAAATGAGGGAGTCAACTTGGATGAGGTGATCTTCTCAAAACATACTCAAAACACTCTTGTTGAGAAAGGATCCACTTTCAGAAGCGCCCTTGACATGGCAGCAGAAATTTATGGTGAAAAGTTTAGAGGAAATGATTTCTCTCCCCTTTCAGTTGAAGATGCAATTCTTGGAATTCCCGGACTTGACAGACTTGACCCGAATACTGCTTCTGGATTGCCCTACACTAAAACCAGACGACAGATGATTGACTTCAACACAGGACAGATTTTGGACGACACTCTTAAGTGTCGACTTGGACAATGGCTTGCAGGACGACCCCCCCAGGAAGTACATTACCAGACATTTCTTAAGGATGAAATCAGGCCCATTGAAAAGGTCAAAGCAGGAAAGACTAGAATAATTGATGTTCCTCCTCTTGATCATGTCATCGCTTTTAGAATGCTCTTTGGCAGATTCATTGCCCACTACCACTTAAACTTTGGCTTCAAAACAGGCTCTGCTATTGGTTGTGACCCAGATGTCGCTTGGGCTTCTTTTGGCTTTGAACTCAGTGGCTTTCCTTATCTGTATGATTTTGATTACTCAAACTTTGATGCTTCTCACAGTACTTCAATATTTGAAATCTTAGAACAGAAATTCTTTTCCCCAGAATTAGGTTTTGATCCTAGATGCTCACTTCTCTTGAAATCCCTTGCAGTTTCAACCCACTGTTATGAGAACAAGAGACTCCAGATTGCTGGAGGACTTCCCTCTGGCACGGCAGGTACCTCAGTACTGAACACCGTGATAAACAACATTATCTTTCACGGTGCACTATACCACACTTACACTAATTTTGAGCGGGATGACATCAGTATGTTAGCCTATGGCGACGACATTGTTGTTGCCTCCAAATTTGAACTTGACTTGGTTATGGTTAAGGCTTTCATGAACCGGATTGGCTATAAGATTACCCCTGCAGACAAAAGTGATGAATTCAGACCAAAGTGTATGGATGACATTTGCTTCTTAAAGAGGCGTTTTGTTAAAGTTGCTGGAGTTTGGGCTCCAGTGATGGAAACTGAAAACCTCGAGGCAATGTTGTCTTGGTACAAACCAGGAACTCTTAATGAAAAGCTCCAGAGTGTCTCAAGACTTGCCCACTTCTCAGGACGTGACGTGTATGACCACCTTTTCAAGCCCTTCATTCGTGATGGGTTTGATGTCACACCTTGGAAACAGTTACACTTGGAATGGCTTAATAAGTTATCAGCTTAAAGAATTTTGAATTGGCATTTCAGATTTATTTTGAATTTGGCTTTTAATTCGGCTTTAATTTGGTTATTTATTGGGTATATTCAAATCTAATGA